TGACTGCATAGCAGTTGAGTAGAAGTTCTGTGCTGAGTCAACCTCTGACATGTAAGCACCAACACCACGTACGTTAGGGTCTGCAAGACCATCGATGGTGTACTTCTTACCGCTAGCACTTACAATAACTTCTTTGTCTGTACCAAGGCGCTTCTTGCCTGCTTTACGAGCCTGCTTGCCAGATTCAAATTCAACCCAATCTTGGCGTTGCTTCTGAATAAGTTTGGCGTATCCGTTAAGTAAATCAGCTGAGCGACGTAGTTCTGCATCTGCATTCATTAAGGCAGTACGTGCTTCATATAGTGCATCATCTGCTGCATGTACTGCAGCTTGTGCATCTGCATCACCTGGCTTACGTGCTGCTACTTTAAGTGCAGCTTCGCGTTGCTTGGCAGCTTTAGTAATTGCTTTACGTGCTGCATCCTCTGCAGCCTGTGCCTTTTCCCAAGCAGCAACCTTTGGTTCAATCTCAGATTGATAACGTTCAATTTGGAATCTAGCATCCTTGGCTCGCTTACGAGCTGCTGCTGCTGGTGTTCCTGGAATAAATCTTTTAAGTGATTCTCTGCTTAAGCTTGAGTTATAGACAATGTTGTCTAATGCAGGAGCTCCATTGCGGATTAACTCCATTGACTCTAGTGCCATGCTGGCACGAGCCATTGGGTCTACCATAGAGTTCTTAGGAATGTAAGCAAGACGAATTAGGTTCAAGTTGCTGAATACCATGTTAGCAAGGTCAAGTAATTGACCTGTGTTCATGAACGCCTTTGATACACGTGCTCCGTAATACTGTGCATCGGTAACCTTAGTTCCCTTGCCAGCCATACGACGAGCATTAAAGATTACTTCAACTTCAAGCTTACGGAAGTCCAGCATAGGAATTGTCTGCGCTTCGTTTGCTATAGAGATAAAGTTTTGTACGTTGATTGAACCATCTTCGCCAGGAATCCAACCATTCTTAGCAGCGTACTGCTTGATGCTTGCACGATTCTCTGCAGTCTTTGAACGCCAGCGAGTGATTTCCTTTACAGCATCTGATGCTGAACGGATATCTTGCATATCTGTAATGCCGTATGCTTTAGCGAGACGAACCATTACCTGCTCTTCGATGCGACCAAGTGCGATAGCACGTTGGGTATCATCTTGTGCGTTAAGGAACTGCTCAACCATACGTCGCTTAAACTTAGCGCCTTCGGCTCCGCTAAGGAATTGAAGACGGTTAAGGTCTGATAACAAATCGCTTGATGCTTCGAACTTACGTGGGTTAGAAATATTAATATGACCCTGTGGGCGACCTGAGCCAACCCATGCAATCGTACGAATTACTCTGTCGTAAGGCTTGCTTTGGTAAACTTCTGTCTTCCAATTGCTGGAACCATCATCACCAAATAACTTAAGGTCACCAAACTGTGCTTGGATGGCAAGCTTCTTCTTGGCTAACCCAACGGATTCAAGCGCAGCAAATCGTCCTGGCTGCCATGATTCAACGCCAACGCCACGTGGGACGTTGCTTGCGAACTCTTCAAGAGCTCTAGCAAATTGTGGGTCTGATGCTTTCTTTGCATCTAAGATACGCTGAAAGCGAGTCTCTAACTTTGGCGACAACATGTCTTTACCAATGTCAGAAAAATCTGTAATAGGTGTTGTCTTGTCAAGACCATAGTCATCAATGTGGTCTGCATCAAGTGGATTCTTGGCAAAGAATCGATTGAATGCAGCAACATCTCCGCGTTCTGCTAGCAAGTAATCTGCTACATCGCGGTGGTTATCTAATCGTGAAACGATTGTTGCTGTACGGTATGGGTTAGATGTTTCGCTAATAAGTGGGTTGGCAGCAAGCTTGGACACGTCGCGTGTTTCTACTGCATCATCTACAAGAACACTAAGACCTGTACGTGTACGTTCTCCCGCAACCATACCTGCTTCAACTTCGTTGACGATGTCTGTAAGTTTGTTGCGGAACTGGTTCATATCTTCACCAGTTACAATCTTCTTCGGTCCAACTACTTTCTTTGAACCCGCACGAATAGCAGTGCCTGCACCTTTAGTGCCAAGCGCTGCAAGAGCTAAGTCAGTACCGCCAGATGCAAACACACCAAACCATTCGTCGCGGAAGGCTTTGTCGCGTTGCTTGTCATCGAACACGTTGAAGTCTTTATCAAGAAAGGTTGGGTTAGTAAGTGGACCCAACACAGGTGAAACTGTTTGTCCAACTGTTGTAGCCAAAGCTTGACCCATAGAAATCTTTTTAGACTGCTTCTTAGCAAACCTAAAATTTTCTACAATGTTGCTGCCTTGCTTTTGACGTGCAGCTTCTGCTGTAAGTAGACCAGTTGATACACCTTGAGTAAGTGGTTGTACGACTCTTTCGCCAAATGTTTCCAACACACGCATTGCTGGATTAACTATAAACCCAAACTTGCTTTTCTGTGCTGATTCAATTGCTCCTGCTACTTTAGGAACAACCGCTTCTTCAATCTTTCCAACCTTGGTTCCGTCGGATTGATTCTTCTTAAACCCATCTACCTTTGATGGAGGAGTAGAAGTAGGCTGGTCAGTATAACGTGGGTCATTCCACCATTCCGTCATTGACAACTGGCTCAGCCTCCTTCGTTGTTGTTAATTCCTCTAGCAAAGCTAAGCGGTCATCGTCAGAATCAAACTTTATCTTTGCTATATCCCAAGCAACGGGAGCTAAATCAAATCCAAGGTACTCAAGGTTCTCTTCGAACTTCTTGAGAATCTTCATCCTGATTGACTCCTCAAATACTTTACAAACGCTTTCATTGTTCCACTTGACTGTGGTGAATCTGCATACTGCATCATCAACGGCATATATTTAGATAACTTGTTAAGGTCTTCTAATGTGACATCTGTTGGTGTCTTAAGACCTAAGATTTCACTACCTGGACCTGGACCAGCATCGACACCTGCGGTAACAGGTTCATCTGGTCTACGTGTTGGCGCAGTTAATGGAACAACATCTGCCATTGGGTTAGGTGCTTTAGCCATTGGTGCGCCTGCTTGTTCTGCCTGGAATTGCTTTTGCTCACCATAGGCAGCGTTTGGAAGTTGCTTTGCGCCCTGACGGTCAGTTCTTTTTGAGAACGGACCTGGACCCGAAGGCTGCATCATTGACATTATTTACCCTACTTCTTTGGAATGTTTACCTTAGTTCCTGACCAAATCATGTTTCCTTGCTTGTACTTAGGATTGGTCGCAAACTTCTTATTTGCTTTACGAATCTCTGAAAGAGATACACCAGATGCTTTAGCAATTGCGCTAAGTGTGTCACCTGATTTAACTGTGTATGTGCTACCTGGTGTTGCTTTAATTGTTGAACCACCTGCACCTGAAGTCGCTCCTGAAGCTGCACCTGACTTACCGCCAGTTGCTCCTCCTGCAGTTCCACCAACGATTTTACCGCCCTTAATTACTGGGCGAGTCTTAGAACCTGCTTTATATGCAGCAGTTCCTGGAACTAGGCTTTCTCCCATTGGACCATAACGTAATCCCTTATTGGTCTTAGCTTGCAGCGCTTCTTTCTTTTTAATCTTTGCGTTAAGTTCGTCCATACGTTCACGACGTGTTTGACCAACTGCACCCATTGTCAAAAGGTTAGCGAGGTTGCTTATTTGAGTTGCTGCGCCTTCCTTAGCGCCGATGTTTTTTCCATCAAGTTTCTGCTTTAATCTTTGAATTTCATTCAAATCTTTATTTGTAGAACCTTTTGCTATTGAAACAACTTCACCAGCAACTACAAGTGGTACAAACTTGCCACCGATTTTGCGTAGCAAGCCCTTCTTCTTTACAACTCCACCGCTACCAGGAACTGGTGTTACTCGTGATGTAGTTGTTGCAACTGTGCCTGTACGTGTACTAGCAACAGTACCCTTTGGACGGATTGCTAATTCCTTAGACCCTGAAAGCTTTCCCTCTTTAATTAACTTTTCTTGTGTCTTCTTTAAGTAATCATCTTCCATTTTGGTAAGAGATGCATCAGTTGGACGTGTCACCTTTGGCGTAGAAACCTTTTTTGTTGCAGCCTTCTTCTTAGGCGCTGGCTTCTTAACAGCAAGTTTTTGTTTCGGTTCTGCTACAGTGGCAGCTTTCGAAGTCGCAGGAGCAGATGGCTTCGATGGTGCTGCTTTCTTTACAGCAGCCTTCTTGGTTGCTGCCTTCTTCTTTGGTGCAGATTTCTTTTCTCCTGACATGATTTCTCTAGCACGTGCTTCAGATACAACCTTGCCATCTTCTACGAGAGATGGACCCTTAGCCGAAAACGTGGTTTTTGCTTTTGGCTTTGTTGTCTTACCGCCTGCTTTAGTATCCTTCATCGCTGCTTCTGCTGCTGAAGCTTTCTTTCCGCCGTACTCACCAAATTCGGTACGCATCTTTTCACGGAATGCTTCACGAGCCTTAGCCTGATTTGCTTCATACTCAGCCTTGCTGAGATAAGCATTTTTACCAAGGTCTGCTTTAGCAGTATCCTTCATGTCCTTCAGTGCCATTTTATCTTCAGCACTGATTTTAATCTTTGGGTCTTTGCGAGAAGCTTGCTTCTTGCCAGAGAATGCTGCCTTAGCAGCAGGTTTGGCAGCCTGCTTTGCCTGCCGATACTTTCTATTGGTCTTGCCTTTTTTGGCTGCCATGTTTATCCTTTACTTAATATAATTATTTTTGGTTGGTCTGCTTTTGACAACCTTAGAACTTGCAGCAGCAATAGAAGCAGCACGTGCTGCTTCCCATTTTGCTTTAATTTTTTTATACTGCGCGTTCTTTTCAGCTCTTGTAAGCTCACGTATTGGATTACCTGCAGCATCAACTACATCTGTACGTGGTTTACGGACTGCCTTTTCGGCTTGAATGTTGATATCATCAGGACCAGTACCTAGCGTTGGTTTACGCACCTTGGCTATTTTTTTTAATCCTGGCTTTTGTATTCTTGCCATGGCTTACTTGTTGTAACCCTGCTTGAAGTTCTTAACAACTCCTGCAGCATTGCGCTTTGCAATTTTTGCAACTTTGCCTGGAAGTTGTACGTTTGCCTTTACTGCTCCGCCAACAAACTTAGCTGCTTCCTTAGCTGGATTTACATTGCCCAACTGTGGCTTCATTTGCTTAACAGTTTCAACAATCTTTGCAGCTTCTTTTGCGGTTACGCGGTATTGGTTTGTAATAGCTTGAACTAGCTTGTCGTCTTTAGGACGTGCTGTTGCCTTTGCAGGCTTTTGTGCCTGCTTAATTGCCTTACCTAGTTGAATGCCTGTCTGGTCCATGGTCTTAGCACCAGTCTTTTTGACGTTGTCGCGGTAATTTCCAGCAGCAACACGTGATTGTGCTGGGTTTAATTTATTAACTGCAGTATTTCCTGCAATAAATTTTGCTAAACTGGAATTTCTCTTTGGAAGTTCCCCTGTTGGTCGCTTTGCTGGCATCTTAATTTATCCTTATCTTGGTTTACTTAAGCTTGTTCTTGTTGCCCTTGATGCCCTTTGGTGTTAAGCCTTGCTTAACCATTCCCAAACCGACACCCTTACCTGCTGGCTTCTTGCCCATGATTGCGCCTGAAGTTGGAGCCTTTGCAGCTTTTCCTTGCTTTCCAAACATTTATTTCTCCTTAGTTATGCTGGTATTTGACGAGTTACGCGACCTGATAGAACTGGACTGCCTGAACCTGTAAGACCTGCAAGAAGTTCTTGCATTGCTGGTCTACCTTGTGGGGCTTGTGGCAATTCGCCACCCATTCCTCCACCCATTTCTTCTGGTGCTGGTTCTGCTGGCATTCCTGGTTGCATTTCAGGTTGCTTTGGTGCTGGTTCTGGCTTGAACGCTTTAGCAACCGCATCTTCTAGCGGTGTGCCTTTCTTACGTTCATCAATAACTGCAGCCATTTTTTCAACAATCTGCATTGGGTCTTGACCTTGCATTACCATTTGAGGAATTGCTTGGGCAAGTGATGCAATTGAACCCTTAAGTGAGTCACGCATCTCTTCAATGTCGATTGCTCGCTCTTCTTCTCCAGCATTGAGCGAAATCGGTAGGTTTCTACGTAGCATGCCACGTGAAATAAGCTTGTCACCACGAGCCTGTAGTCCCCATACCAGTGCTCGGTTAGGGTCAAGCCCTGCCATTAGTCCATATTCAACTGTAACTCCATAGTTACCGTTGATATCTACCGCTGGCTTGTACTTTAGTTTGTAAGGTACGCCATTTGCTGTGGCAGATACCTCACGAGTGACATCATTAAAATATGCTTGGTCAGTTGCGAAAGCAATTGAGAGAGCCTGACCAATAGCTTCTCCAAGTACAGACTGAATAACTTTAATCTGTGAGTCGAAACCTGCCATAAGTGCCTTAACACCTTGACCTGTAACGATAGAACCTTCGGCTTGCCCAGCACGAGCTTGAGGAAAGCGAGTGCCTAGCTTCATTTCATCTGCTAAAACATTGTTCTCCGCAAAAGCAAACTGAGGAACGTCGAGATTAATGCGACGAATCTTCTCAGGACTGTTCGAACGGATGACACTATCAGGACCAACAGATAGTTGAGTAACATCGGTGGGAAGAGCCAGAGGAGCTTCAACAGATTTTTGAACAGCCTCCATAGTAAGCAACGCAAGACGTGCCTTTGCTGCATACACTGGCAGAACATCGTCGAATGAACCGCGAATTTCTCCGTCGAGCGAAGGACGTTGAGCAATCGCAACTGGTACACGACCGATTTTGTTTGGTGTCTGTGCAAGAACGGTTCCCCCGCGTTCTGGGATAAACATAACTGTTTGCTTTTTGTCAGTCCAACGTACTACTTCTAGTAGTTGGTTAGTATCGCCACGTGAGAATGCACCTGTTTGCAAGATAGCATCTGCGTGTTCTGGGAAATGTGCTGCTAAATCTCCAGCTTTACGATAATAAGAACGTGCATAAACTTGGACTTCACCGAATCTATCAACGTCATAATACGCACCCATAGAGTTTTCAACATGGATGTGTGGTCTTTTTTCTTTGAAGTTAGGTTCAACACGGAATACACAGAATCCGTATGTGCCTAACTGGTCTGCGCCACGCAGTAGTTCCGTACCTAGACGTGAGGATGCTACGTAATAGTTAGCAATCTTAGTTCTCTTATCAGCCTTGGTACGCTGGTTATCATCTAATGATGAATCGCCAGCAGCAGTAATGGTAGGTAGAACACCAGCTTGCTCAGATACATCACGAGCTACAACGTCAATGAGGTTAGCAATGATTGGTCGTGACCATGTTCCCTCTGGGAACAAGCCTTTGAATACCTGGTCTGCTTGACCAGCACGAACCAAGGCAACCTCGCGCATGCGCTTATCGCGCTCGGAGTTTCGAGTTTTTAATTGCTCGAATGCTTGTACAAGTTCTTTCATCGATTCACAATCTCGCTATTCGCTGCGCTGCAGCTAAGTCATCTAAGTTGACGATGTACCTTGATTCGATATCAGACTGAGGTGTGAATTCATTCTTGAGGAAGTTCGGTACATTTGCTGAAGTAAGTAGAACGTCACGAGCTACGATTTCACAGAACCAGAGTGCCATCACGGCATCCATCTTCAATCGCTTACCCTGTACTCCTGGTTGCCAGGTTACAAGTTGTTCTACTAGCTTTTTAATATGTTCATTTCTTGAAGAGTCAGGCAGTTCAATCATGTTATCGCCTGCATGTTTCAAGTTGTTATTGTTGCCATCTCGCTTAATGACGGTTCCAAATAACGGAGCCAGAGAGGCTACGCCGAACTCTGGGTCTTGCTTATTATTACCAGTGTAATGTGGTCGGTAATTAATTCCACGAGTGGAGAGGAAGTTTCTAATTTCCTCATCTTGAGTCAAGAAAAGCTGAAAAGCGTTTGACTCAACTATGACAGTATGCGGTTTATACGCATCAGTCCATTCTCTAATCAACGAACGGATTGCTGCAGGTGTGGGGCTGCTCATGACGTGAACGTCCATGACATAGCGCTTGTGTGTCCTGCGGTCAACCGCATAAGCAACAGCTGCAGTATCACCAGTCATTGCTGGGTCAATACCTATAACCCGATAAAAGTTTGAACTGTTATCAGGATGTCCTGCTGCGCCTGCAACTAACGCACCCGATTTTCTCATTCCGTTTACTGCGCCTCTAACGCACATCGGGTCGAAGATTGCATTCTCCGCGATATCGAGGTTCTGGTATACCAAAGACCACTTTGATGGACCAGCCTCATTGCGGACCGCCGTTAAACGCGGTCCAGTCCATCGGTCATAGTTACCATTCTCATCTGGGACATCGTCATCAGCGAGAGGTTGTTCTGACTTAGCCCAAAGGGTTTCCCAATCCTTTGGGTCGTCTGCGTACTGAAGTACGGCAGGCATGGACAAGTATGACCAAGGCAATACGCCATCGGTGTAATGCTGCGGATTACGCAGTTCTTTATAGAGGTCGACTGCAGATACTCGTGTACCAACAACGAGTAGCTGTCCGCCACCTGGTGGTAGACGAGAGGCAACTTCCTGGCGAATCCATTCTTGTTGCTTAGCCCACTCTCCCGCATTAGAGAGAGTGACAACGTCATCGAGAACGATTAGGTCAGCACGTGCGCCGTAAACCTGACCGCCCATACCGATAGCTTCGACCGTAGGGTCTTTAGCATCGTTGTCGCGGATGTCTCCACCGAGATAAATCTTATTAGCCGACCACTGGTCAGCGGTAGCTTTGTAACCATCTGCTGGTCCAAAAGCAACCTGCATGTCAGCATACCGAGGATGGGTCAGTCTTTGCTTGATAGCGTAGAGAAACTTCTTGGCTTGCTCTTGGGTTTTAGAAATAACGATAACCGAGATATTCGGATTCTTGACGATACGGTAGGTCACGTAGTTAATCGTGATGGTCATCGTCTTGGCGTGGTTTGGTGGAACATTTACCAAGAGGCGGGACAGACCCGCCGACCCTTTTTCGTATGTCATCGCTGGGTCAATCCAGCGGGGCTCTTTACCTTCCAACATGTCAACTACGTTGAGCATATGGTCCCAGACTTTGGCTCCCAGATATTTCTCAGAGAACTCAGCAAAGTCAGATAGGTTAGACCGAGCATCTTCTGCGAGGTCTTGGGTTCTAAACCGAACATTGTCAATTAGCGCCGAGAAGCCAGGGGCTTCACGTCGTTGAGTGTCGTACCAGCTTCGGCTTCTACCAACAACCTTTAGGGCATCAGCGATGGTGCGCCCTTGGCGTACCAAGCTGATTAATTCTTTCCGAGCTTCTTCGGGATTTAGATTTCTTTCCAATGTCACTCCATAGGTTGTAGGGGTCTACAAGGGGGTTGACAGAGGTATCCCCACATAAGCATAACCAAACTTAAAGCGGGCGTTCAGCCCGCGTTTTACGGCTTCGTGGAACTCCGCCGTTACACTTATATAGGGGGCTAGAGGATGGGCGTTTCTCAATAGCTGGTAGAAAGTTTTTTTCTGGATTCGGTAAAAGTCCTGGTCAGAGCTGGTTTTCTGGTGAAAATATTTTTGGGGAGAGGGGGGGGTAGGTGGGGGGTGGAGTTAAAAACCCATGGGGTAGCATAGGCTGTGAGCACAAAAAAAGGGGCAAGGGTTGCCCCCTGCCCCGCATAAAAAAGCTTCGAAAAGTGGATAACCCACCCCCCTAGTCCTTTAGGACTAGAAGGATGGGCTGACTATCCCTAGAACCGCTTGGTGATTACTCTCAGTGACTCTGTCACTGCAGTGATTTCAAGCGCCGTTGGTGTTTCGACTATGTCGAAAATTACCGCATTTTTACCGTTAGCCAATTGGAGAATATCTCCAATTTTCGCATGATGAATTTCATGAGATTGAAGTACCAAGAAATCAGGGATTTCTTTGAAAGAATCGATACCCAATTCCCATTTAACTTCGTTAACTTCAGCATCTAGATTTACTAGTAAATCATCGTGTGTCCATGCTGTCTTCATTGCTTTGCCTTTCGGTTGAATCAACCAGCCCAGCGCCGATTGATGAAACCCATCTTACAGCATCGACCCCCGCCATGTCAAATACAGCCCGACGGCTGAGCCTAATTGCGGTGTGTCGTGTCTTTTATTGAATCATGACACATGACATGACACATGATGCGATATGCGCCCCGCGATACATGCATATGCGTTGGCAATAAATAGCACTTACGTGTGGGCAATTAATAGCAAGTACCTAAAGGTACTTGACAACCGATGGTATCTATTGTATCTGCGGGTTGGCTATTGGTAGCCCACAAATGGAGCGCCATGATGCGGGCGCTACGCATCTCAAGATAGCACAGCTTCGCTGTGCATATATAGAGGGAGCCTCGAAAATATCGGGGCAGATTGGAGCAACAAAATGGATGCACTTTATTGGGGCGATTACCTCGCCGTTGGAATCTTGCTTGGTGTCATCAGCACACTCATGATTGCCATGGTGTGGGACATAGTCGCAATCAAGATAGCAGACCGTAGGTCTGCAATAGAAGAGCAGCACTGGGCAACAACAATCCGAGAGGGGCAAAACTAATGCCAGTAAGACACGTAGAAGGAGAACCAAGACTTGCTTTAGCAAGTGATGTATTCGTCAATGATTACCTATTGGTAATGGACAACGATGAAGATGCATGGCGTGGTATCAAAGATACCGCCAGCCAATCGGCTGATATCAACGAGTTCGTCAACACTCTTCGAGAAGAGTGGGATGAATACGTCGGTCAAGTGGCAGGTCTAGCCGAACGTGAATGGGGCAATGATGCCCCAGCCACACTACTCATCCGCCAAATCATGGGTGGATGGGGCGATAGTGAATGGTTTGCTATCGCAAAACACTACTACAAGGAGGATAACTAATGGGTAGCAATTTAGCGCATGACCTAGTAGAGAATGTCATTGACATTCGCCAATCAATCGGTTACCACTTACGTGGTAATCACTATCCGCCAGTTCCACTTACCATGGTGGAACCATGTATCGAAGCCATCTATGCAGTCGATGACGGCGATACTCATAAGAGTATCCAGCTTCCAAAAGGAATCTTTTGGAAAGGATATCCAACAGCACCAGCCTACGCCATAGTAGAGGCTCATCACCTTGAGCCATGGCTCAACAACGAGGAGGACTAAGTGAAACTTAAGGCAATCAATTCGCCAGAGATAGATATCAATGGCACATCCCTAAAGGGATACATCACAACAACCCGACGTGGCTTGAACCTAGCGTTTGGAAACGTGGACAGGTACGAGGGTGACAAGGTGCAATATCACTGGACACTTCTATTCGAAGTGGGCAATGGTATTCCCGACATCGTGGCAGATATCTACGATTACAAAGAGTACGAAGACATCGACCTCGATACTCCGTATCGATGGCACATCGGTGGCAGTGACCATCTGGCAGTGGCTTGCATCTACTCTGCGCTAACCAATCGCGGGGCAGTAGTACAAATCCCCGATGACTTCACCACATACGCAAAGTCATAGATAGCACAGCTTCGCTGTGCATATATAGGAAGCAACCAACCGAACCGAAAGGAGCAACACCATGGCAGGACTCAAGCGGTCTAACGACCGAAAGGTAGCCAACCTACCAACACCGAACGGCAAACGCTCAGCGTTAGCCAACACATTCGGCTTGCCAAGTGGCAAGTCCTACTCATGTCCTAATGCAACCAGCATATGCGAGAAGATTTGCTACGCTGGAAAGTTAGAACGCATCTTCCCCTCAGTAAGAGATACTCTCTTACACAACTGGAACACCATCAAAGATGCAGACTATGACACTATGGTGTCACTCCTTGATGACATGATTACTGCATTCGAATTAGAATGCAAAGCCAAGAATGCAGAGCCGATGTTCCGCATCCATTGGGATGGGGATTTCTTCTCCGATACCTATGCCTATGCATGGCGACGAGTCATCGAACTACACAATCACAAGACCCAGTTCTGGGTCTATACAAGAGTGCCATCTGCAGCCAGAATTCTGGCTGGGATGTACAACCTGTCGCTGTACTTTAGTACAGATGATGAGAACAAATCCGATGCTGCTTATCTACGTAGTGAAACTACGAAGATAAAGATTGCCTATCTATCTGAGACTTTTGCTGATGCAAAAGACACCATGCTCAGCATGACTGGCAAAGTGGGAGCCAAATGCCCAGAGAATCTGGGCTCAATCCCACTTATCACTACCGAAGGTAGTGCTTGTGCAACATGCCGACTATGTATAGATGGCAAGGCTGATGTCCGCTTTGCTATCGCAAAGAAATGAGGAACCAAATGAGATGTACCATCTGTAACACACAAGACAACATCATCTATTCAGGAATAGATGCATTCGTACTAGGAGTGCAAGTCGAAAAGACTTGCTATGACTGTGCCAATAAGGGGGTATCAGCATGAATACAATTGAAGATAGCGTGGCTTTGCTAGCAAAGACTAGCGAAACCATGACCGCATACCGCCAGTCATTAGACGGCTGGCGCTCAAGCATGACAGACCTAGCAATCTTCCACTCATTGCAAGCAATGGTGGCAGACCAAGAAGAGTACGACATCCAGACTGTCTTCACACCAGAGGTGTTGATGGCATGGATTCTTCGTGACAATTGGCAACCAGTATCCATCGATGAAGATGGATATGAAGGTATCGATAATGCAGTTCGTGCCTACATAATCGATAGCAAACTAGCTATCGACCCGCATCACATGGAGGAGGAAGACGATGACTGATGTAACACTATACAACTGGATAACAGTTGACGGAAAAGACTGGGGTGTTCACCTTTGGGGTGAACTAGAAGAGTATGAAGATGGAACACAACAAGTTGTGGATATCGAAGCACGATATATCTATCCATCTGGAGAGGAACTCATCGTAGATGATGGTGTTCTGAACCTACCTCAAGAGGTAGCAGACTTAGCCTCAGCCTTACTTGATAGCCCAGATACGAGCGATGACATGCTCAAGCATGGTGCGATTCATAGATAGCATAGCAAAGCTATGCATATATATAAGGGCAACACCAACCAACCAACCGAAAGGAAAACAAATGACCGAAGAAACAACACCATTCGGTGCAACAGTTACCGATTACATTGCACCAGATGTACTAGTACAACAACTGAATACGAAACTATCCGACCTAGAAACCAAGGTTTCTAATTACTCAAACCTAGTCAGCGACCACCGCAACAAGGTGCGTGACTTATACACAGCAATCAATGACTTGATTGCAGAGAATCAGTCAGACCCAGATGACACCATTACGTTCTCAGAATTATCTGAGATTCTCAAGGACATCCTTGGCAACGAACTCATCTTCACCAAGGAGTACGAAGTACAAGTTCGATACACCATGTATGCCACCTTCAAGGTAACGGCAGCATCAGAAGATGATGCTCGCTCAATTGCTGAGGAGATTGGTATCGAAAGCGACCCAGAGTTTGACATGGATGGGGAGAACACCGAACTAGATACGTGGTCTATCGACGACACACGTGTCGACTACATACAGGAGGCTAGATAATGACAACACTTACCCTAGTACCACGACGTGGTGACCGCTGCAAAAATGGGGCGGTCATCGTAGACATCAAGCCAGCATGGGATTCATCTGGCTACATAGCTCTCTGTCTATGGACAGAGGACAGGCAGACCGCCGAACCCTATCAACGTACCGTTGACCCATATGTAACGTGGTTCGTACGTGTTCAAGACGAAGGCATCGTCTGCTATCAAGGTCATTACTATGACCTGCTCTCCCCTGCAGTTGACGATTTCAACAGCCGACTGTAAGATATACCTCACAACCAACCCAACCTGAAAGGAAGTACCATGTCACAACTAACAATCAAGTCACGCCGTAATGCTTATAGCATTATCGGAGAAGAAGTATCAGCAACATCAGCAGTAGATGCAGCACGTCAAGCAGGGCTTGACTGGAACGTATCACTAGCAGACGTTCAAGCTTTAGCCTTGAACGATAAAGGTGTCAGCACTATCGAAGTGCCTAACACTTTCGCAACTATCCGTACCAATCAAGATGGCGGTCAGTCTGTACTAGGTACAGTTGGCGGTCGATACAAGGTGTTCCAGAATGGAGAGATGTTCTCTGCACTGGATGCACTAGTTGATTCTGGCGATGCCAGATATGCATATGCTGGTGAAGTAAAAGGTGGAGCACAGGTATACATGGTGCTCGAACTACCAGAAGGTGTGAAGATTCAGGGCGATGAACACAAGGCTTACCTTGTGGCTCGTACTTCACATGATGGTTCGACTGCTTTGCAGATTGCACCAAGCATCAATCGTTTACGATGCACCAACCAGATTGCTGGTATCTTCTCAAAGTCTGCAACGTTTACGTTGAAGCATACAACCAATGCGGAATTCCGTATCGAAGATATCCGCAAGATTATCCCAGTCACATATGCTGGTATCCAGATGTATGAAACAGTGGGTAACCGTCTCATTAATGAGAAGGTATCCGATGCTGAGGTAGATGCCATCTTCAAGAAGATGTTCTCGCTACCAACTGCAGTAGAGAATGCACCATACAACATGCTGACCACAGGTCAGCGCCGTCAGTACAACTCAGCGATTGCATCAAGAGATGCAGTCAAGCAAATCTACAAGGGTGCTACTGGTACTCAAGAAGAACTGTACGGCACAGCGTTCGGTGCATTCCAAGCAATCGTCGAATACGCTGACCACTACAGCCACAAGTCAGAAGCAACACGAGCCGAACGAATCATCACTGGCTCAGCTGACCGCATCAAGAGCAAGGCTCTTGAACTAATCACGAAAGGAATCTAATCGTGGACAATCCGTTACAAAAATATGTCGATGCTATCGACAACCAGAAGGAGTATGTCCAGCCTGCGTTAACAGCGCAGGTTGGGCAGTACCTTCTCAAAGCACTTGACTATCTAGTCATCCATAGCAGGTTGCATAACCAACCAGAGTTGGTCGAACAACCACGACATGACAACACAGAAGCTATGCTTACTGATATTATTATGTATGCACCAGAGGAGGAATGATGGGCAAGATGACCGACAAGGATACGATTGAGGTAAGACCTCAAGCATTACGTATCCGTCCTATCGATGGGTGGTCGTGGTACTGTGGGTATCACGACACCTATGGTATCGGCGATGATGAGGACGAAGTCCTCTTCATGGCTGGTGCTCACATGCATTACAAGGAAGCCGACGGTGATGTGTGTCAATTAGTTACACGTCAGCATTCTGCTGACCCAGAACCTAGTCCAAGGCAGCATGTCGTTGGTGCTCCTTGGTTTAACAAGGAGGAAGCATGATACATATCGATAGCGTTACTATCATCTGCGATTACTGCAATGCAGAGATAGAAAGGCGCACATCAAGAGAAGCACTTGAAGCGTTGGCTCAACATCAGAACTACGTTCAATGTATTAAGAACTACTGATGGCTAAACCACGCCCAACTGAAATCAAGTTAGTTGCTAACTTGTTAGACCCAGACAACACTGACTCCGAAAGTGCTGCGGACTTAGCCGTAGAAATCATCGAAGCTCTGGATGAATCCAGAATGAAACGTGATAACTACATACTCGTAGCACAGTTGGCACGATGGGCTCCAGTCCAAGCGTGGGGTGAGTTCAGTACAAAGTTGCAGGTTGAGAAGTTCATGAAGAACTTATCAGCCTGTGATGCTGAAGGTGGACGAGCAGTTGTTGTTCACCTTGAACAACCAGATAAATTACTAGAACGGATTGGAGAATTAAAGAAGTGATTACCATCATCACAGCAATAGCTGTAGGTTTCATTGCCTATCGGTTGGGTAAGAAGAGGGGTGA